TAGAAGTGCCGGTCCGGGTACAGCACAAGGCGTAGGATCGGTAGGTGGTGGCGAAGCGATACCGGTTGCTCAAACTTCAGCACCGGCATTTAATATCGTAGGATCAGCACCGGAAAATCAATTGGCTACAACCTTGGCAGCACAAACACAAAAACCAATACAAACTTTTGTAGTTGCCGGAGATGTAACAACAGCACAAGGGCTGGAAAGAAATATCTTACGAGAAAGTGCATTAGGATAGCAAATAAAAAAAATATTAATGTTATATAGTTATGAGAATAGTAGAGTTAATAATAGATGAGTTCGATGAATTAGCAGGTATTGAAGCAATATCAGTTGTAGAAAACCCAGCAATAGAAGAAGATTTTATCGCACTTAAAAATCATCAAGAAATAAAACTTGCAGAAATAGACAAAGAAAAAAAGATTTTGTTAGGACCTCTGCTTATTCCAAATAAGCCAATATTCAGAAAAAATGGCGAAGATGAATACTATATATATTTTTCAAGAGATACTGTAAGAAAGGCTTCCGAGGGCTTTTTAATGAAAGGTAATCAAAGCAAATCAACACTTGAGCATCAACATAGCATACAAGGATTAACACTTGTAGAAAGTTGGTTGGTTGAAGATGAGGTACACGACAAGTCAAGAAAATATGGAATGGATGTCCCACTTGGTACTTGGATGGGTGCAATAAAAGTAAACAACGATGAAGTGTGGAACGAATATGTAAAAACCGGAAAAGTAAAAGGTTTTAGTGTCGAGGGTTATTTTGCTGATAAAATGGAAAGACCTAAAGACAAAACAATAAAAGACCTTGCTGAAGTTGAAAGCGAAGAAATGCTATCTGCATTAAAAGAATTATTATCAGGAGATATTAAATTAGAAACATACAACGACTATCCGCAGTCAATGGTAAATAATGCAAAGCGTGGTATTGAATTAAATAAAAAGGTAAATAATAAATGTGCCACCTTGGTAGGAAAAAATCGTGCCAGACAACTCGTAGCAAAAGAAAAATTAAGCGTATCAACGATCAAAAGGCTTTATAGTTATTTATCAAGGGCAGAAGCATATTACGATGAATCAGATAGCAAAGCTTGTGGTACTATATCATTTTTATTATGGGGTGGTAAAGCAGGGCTTAATTGGTCAAGAAGTAAATTAAAAGAATTAGGCGAGATAAAATTAGAAGCCGAAGTTGTAAATGAAGATTATGCTATTATAGATGATCGACTTGCATATTCATCAAAAGAAAAAGCAATAAGCATAGCAGAAGATATAGGTTGTGAGGGCTTTCATATACACGAAGTAGATGGTAAGGAATGGTTTATGCCTTGTGAAAAACACGCACTTGCAAAAGTAGGACCAAGAGGTGGTATTGTAAAAAGCCCAAAAGCTCCAGGCAGTACTACTAAAAATACCGATCCTAAAAAAAAAGGTACAGCAAAAGGAACTGCAAAGGGAAAAACCGGTGCAAAGGTAACTGCAAAGGATCGTGCAACGCTTCAAAAGAAAGCTGATGATTTTAATAAAAGATACAAAGATAAATTAGGATATGGCGTAACAGTTGGAATGTTGGCTTCTGTATATCAAAGAGGTTTAGGTGCATTTAATCAAAGCCATAGCCCAAGAGTAAAAAGTCCAAGTCAATGGGGATTTGCTCGTGTAAACGCTTTTTTATACTTAATTAAAAATGGCAGACCACAAAACAAAAAATATATAACAGATTACGATTTACTTCCAAAAAAGCACCCAAAAAGTAGCAAGTGAAACAAAAAAAATATATAGACATATCGGAAAAATACACAAGCCCAAGAGGAGATAGTCGAGCGTGTTTATGCTGGGACAAAGAAACTTACTCAATTAAATGTTGCGATGGGCATTGGCATAGTCAAGGTATTGGCAATATTTATTAGACCTTAAACGCAAATTGCGTATAGCCTTATGTTATAATGATATGAAGGCTCAAGAATTACTATCACAAATTAAAAATCTATTAGGTATGGAGAATATTAATTTAGAAAAATTAAGTTTAGAAAATGGGACTGTTTTAGAAGCAGAAGCATTTGAGTCTGGTAAAGAAGTATTTATTTTATCAGAGGATGAAAAAATTGCACTTCCAGTTGGTGAATATCAGCTTGAAGATGGCAGAATGTTAAAAGTTGAGGAAGAGGGTATGATTTCAGAACTTTTCGAGTATCAAGAAAAAGAGGAAAAAGAAGAAGAAGAAAAGGAAGAAAAAAAGGAAGATGACAAAGAAGATATGAAGTATGTAACAAGAGAAGAATTTAAAAAGGAAATGGATGACATTAAAATGATGATTGAAAAAATGATGAAAGACAAAGAAGAAATGTCTACAAATCTTTCAAAAGTTGTTACAGAAACTATCGAGGAAGAAAACAGGTTAAAAGAAGAATTATCAAAACCTGCGGCTCAACCATTAAAGCATAGTCCAGAAAACAAACAGGACTTAAATAAGGTTCAATTTGCTCCAAACAGAGTGAGAGGAACAAGAGACAGAGTATTACAAAAAATAGCAAACTTTTAAAATTAAAAATAGATGGGAACATTAGTACGTTATTCAAATGATGTTGAAAGAATTTTCAACGATGTAGATACTGTTTCAGCTGCGGTAACTTTAACAGCTGCCGATAGTGGAAAATGGTATAAACTGGATGCCTCAGCAGGTGTTACAGTAACGCTACCATCAGTAAAGTCAGGATTAAATTTTAGATTTGTGGTAGCATCAGCTTTCGCAACCTCTAACTTCGTGATTGATTCAGCTGAGGGTGATAATATAAATGGTATTTTAGTTGTAAACGGAGCATCCGTAGCAGCATCAGGTGAGGATCAAATTAACTTTGTAGCTTCAGCAGAATCAGTAGGTGATTTTATTGAATTATGGAGTGACGGATCAAACTGGTTTGTTTATGGTATCGGAAGTGCAGCCGGTTCAATTACAGCAACTGATCCAAGTTAATAATTAATAATATATAAAAATAATAGATATGGCTACTACTCAATCAATTACTACTACATATGCTGGTGAATTTGCAGGGAAGTATATTTCAGCAGCTTTATTATCAGGTGTTACTTTGGATCAAGGTAATATCGAGATAAAACCAAACGTAAAATTTAAAGAAGTAATTAAAAAAGTTGCGACTGATTCAAATATAATCAAGGACGGAACTTGCGATTTTGATCCAACAGGATCAGTTACTTTAACTGAAAGAATTTTACAGCCAGAGGAGTTCCAAGTGAACTTAGAGCTTTGTAAAAAAGATTTCAGACAAGACTGGGAAGCAATTTCAATGGGCTTTTCATCTTTTGATAACTTACCACCAAATTTTTCAGATTTCTTAATCGGACACGTTGCCGGATTAGTTGCTGAAAAAACAGAACAGAATATCTGGGGTGGTGTAAACGCTAACGCAGGTGAGTTTGACGGATTAACAGTATTAATGAACGCTGATGGCGATGTAAACGATGCTGCTAATGGTGGTGAAACTTCATTTACTTCTTCAAACATCAATACATTATTAGGGAACATCGTAGATTCTATTCCTGATAAGGTATATGGTAGAGAAGATGTTGCAATTTATTTAAACCCAACAGCTTATCAATCTTATATCAGATTCCTTGCTGGATATGGTGCATCAGGATTAGGTGCTGCCGGTATCAACAACCAAGGTAACCAATGGTATAATATGGGTAACGCTTTAGCATATGATGGAATTCAAGTATTACTTGCTCCAGGTATGCCAAGCGATCACGCTGTTGCAGGTCAAAAATCAAACTTATACTTTGGTACAGGATTACTTTCTGATCACCAAGAAGTAAAAGTTATTGATATGGCTGACATTGATGGATCTCAAAACGTAAGAGTTGTTATGAGATTTACAGCAGGTGTTCAGTACGGAATTGGAAGTGATTTAGTATTACTTACTTTAGCGTAATAAATATTTAGTATAACATAAGAAAGGGTAGGTGGTATTTTCTACCTACCTTTTTTTTTAAAAATTTAATAATATGCCTTGTATAGTAACAAACGGAAGAGAATTACCTTGTAAGAGTGGCGTTGGTGGTTTAAAAAGTGTATTTTTTGGACCTTATTCAACATCGACAGCTGCTTTAACAGATTCATCAGGTACGATTACATTATCAGACAGCGAAACTTTTTATGAGTATCACATTAAAGGTAACTCTTCATTAGAAACAGCCATAAACTCAAGTAGAGAGAATGGTACAACATTTTATGAAAGCACACTTAACCTAACATTTACATTTTTAGATGTAGCAACTCAAGAGCAAATTAAATTACTTGCTCATAGCAGACCTCAAATTGTAGTACAGGATTATAATGGAAACTACTTTTTAGTAGGAAAAGATCACGGATGTGAGGTAACAGGAGGAACAATGGTAACAGGAGCTGCAATGGGAGACTTGTCAGGATTCACTTTGACATTTACTGCGCAGGAAACTGCACCACCATTCTTCTGTTCATCAGCACCAACTGATGATGCTTCATCACCAATTAACCCAACACCATAAGGTTAGGTTTTTAATGCGAAAGAAAGGGGGCTATATGTCCTCTTTTTTTTTACAAAAATTTAAATTACGTTTGTTATATAGATATGAAGATAATGACAACCAGTGCAAGTGGGCAAAACTTAAAAGTCATTCCAAGAGAATTTGTGTCAGTATTAAAAGTAACAATGCGAGATAGCAGTACAAATAAAACTTTTACATACAATAATATAAACACAGATTTGAACACTTTTAAAAATTATATTTCATTTACAAACCAAGATGGATATGTAGATGATTCTGACAATAGTATTTTAAAAGAGGGTAGGTTTTATGATTTAACAGTTTTCAAAGCCGGTAATGTTGTTATTTTTAAAGATAAAGTATTTGTAACAGATCAAACTATTAATCAAGCAAATAATAATTACTATGACATTAATAGTGGCGAATACACAACAGATAGCCAAGCAGCTATGAACGATAACGATTACATTATTATATGAGTGATTTAAGAGTAATAAATTTAAGTACATATACAAGTCCTGAAATAAAAGAGGTTAAACACAAGGACTATATAAAATACGGAGAACATAATGATTACTTTCAGTATTTAATAGACCGATACAACGGAAGCCCTACAAACAATGCTATAATAAATGGTATTAGTGAAATGATATTTGGTAAAGGGCTTGATGCAACAGATAGCAGCAAAAAGCCAAACGAATATGCACAAATGAAAGTTTTATTTACAAACGATTGTGTAAGAAAACTTGTGTATGATCTTAAATTAATGGGACAATGTGCTATACAGGTCATTTACTCAAAGGATCGTAGTAAGATTGCACAGCTTGAACATTTGCCGGTAGAAACACTACGAGCAGAAAAAACAGATGATGGTGATATAAAGGGCTACTATTATGCATCTGATTGGAGCAAAGTAAAACCAAACGAAACACTTAAAAGGATTCCAGCTTTTGGATTTAGTAATGAAAGCATTGAGATTTTATATGTAAAACCTTACAGAGCAGGATTTTTTTATTACAGCCCTGTTGATTATCAAGGAGGGTTGCAATA